ATCGCGTGGGCAACGGGGTACGCTGAAGAAACAGTTAGCACTCGCGGGGTCAATCAAACTTCTGCATTGGAGAATTGCGAGACATCTGCAATTGGCAGAGCACTTGCAAATGCGGGTTATGCTCCTAAAGGAAAGCGTCCTAGCCGCGAAGAAATGAAAAAGGTAGCACCTAATCATCCAGCATTAACAGTTGTGCCTGACTCAATTGATATAGATTATTGGAATACATCTTTCAAGGATCAAGCAGTAATTACTGAGATTGTCAATACTGAATTAGATATTCCATCGTGTGTTCATGGTGCAATGTTATGGCAAACAGGAGTAAGTCAAAAGAACGGAAAAGAATGGGCGCGTATGACATGCCAGTCTAAGGGGCAGACTGGTGGCATGGATCAGTGTCCGCCAATTTGGTACAACATCGGAAGTGATGGCAAATGGAAACCCCAGAAAGTGAGGGTATAATGGGATTTGCAGAGATTCACACAGCTGATGGATGGGTCAATGTTGAGGACATTCCTATGATTGACACGGTTAATTGTCAATTATGTAATGAACCAACGCAGGCTTCTGACATCACAATTACTGCAAGAATTGTTGAAGGTGTAGTGGTTGCAGGCACTTGGTCTTGTAAGAAGTGTAAGGCAGTCAATGGATAAGGAAACCTTGCTTATGGTTCTGACTTTAGCTCTATTCATTGGTGGTATTGCAATGGGTTATATGGCTGGATTTAATCATTAGTCAAGCAAGGAAGCATAGAGGGTTTCGCACAGAGCGAGTTGTAGCTGAGTACCTATCGACTCAGTGGCAAGGCGCATGTGTGGGAAGGGGTAGTGGCAAGGATATTGTTAATGTGCCATTTGATGTTGAAGTCAAAGCCCGCGCTGGATTTCAACCGCTTGCGTACATAAAGCAATTAAAGGCTCGTACATCCCATTCGGGGGAATTGGGATTTGGGGTCATACGGCTAAATGGGCAGGGAGAAGATGCTGGTGAATATGCTTGCATCATTCGATTAGCTGATCTCTTGCCACTACTCATATTAAAGTATGGACACTTAGATAAAGAACCTAAAGAGACTGACATCGAGCGATGCAGCTGTGGTTCATGGATGATTGGGAGATGCCTTATATGCCTGCCTACGATTACAAATGTGGAAGATGCGGATTAAAGAATGAATTGCATCATGGCTGGCATGATCGTCCAGAAGTTTTATGCACTTATTGTAATGAACCTATGAGTAAAGTTATTAGCCCAATAGGGGCAATCTTAAAAGGTACAGGTTGGGGTAAAGATAAATAAGTTATCAACACCTGTGGATAAATAGGGGCAGAACTTTACTTCACGCTTAGTTAGGAGCATAGTTATGCACATCTTGACACGATATGGTACGCTAACGGCGCAGAGCCTCTCAAAGGCTCACCGCAAGCCCTTCAAGGGCGTAGCTTGCGGGGTGCTAGTAGCTATTGGGATAGCTCTATTGCTAGTGCCTAGAGCAGGTAGCTCTGAATCAGTGCAACAAAAAGAATATATAGATTACAAGACTTATTCGCTATATTTATTAGACTTTAACTATAAAGAATATAACTGCTTATTAAAGTTATATGGCAAAGAATCAGCATGGAATCCATTAGCTTCTAATGGCTCACATTATGGAATACCACAGGGTAAGAGTGAGTGGTTAAGAGATCAAGATGGTTGGACTCAGGTAGTATGGGGTCTTGACTACATAGGCCACAGGTATGGTGAGCCTTGCATTGCATTAGATCATTGGAGAAAGTTCGGTTGGCATTAAAGAGTAATGACCCAAGAGCTACATCAAAATGGAAAGCATTCAGGTTAGCCGTACTTCATCGGGATAACTACACCTGCTATTACTGTGGCAGTGATGAGTACCCAACTGTAGATCACATCATCCCAATATCAGCAGCACCAGAGCTGGCATTTTCATTTGACAATTGTGTCACTGCCTGCCGTAGATGCAATAGTTCAAAGGGTTCGCGCAATCAAGCGTCTTTTTTAGCATCAACTTCTACCCCCTCTGCCTTTCCTGCCTGTCCGTCCCCGACACAGTCCGAGCCGATGCTGGACAGTCCCTTTAAGACCCGTCCTAAGCCGATAGGCTAACGATCATGACCAAGATGAATAAGAAGCTAAAGGGGACAACGACACCTCGGCTGCATTCTGTACCTCTTACGGGCAAATCGAGAGTTTCAGAGCTGGTGGAAATTGCAAAGCTAATTAAAAGACCCTTGATGCCTTGGCAATTGCATGTAGCTACAGATTTATTAAAAATTGACGCAAAAGGTATGTTTGTTAAAAAGTCAAGCCTTTTAATCATGGCCAGACAAAATGGCAAGAGCGAATTTGCTCGTATGTTGTGTTTAGCGCACTTATTCCGTTTTGGCAGCAAGAATGTCCTGATTATGTCCTCTAATAGATCAATGGCCTTGACATCGTTTCGAGAAATGATTTACGACATTGAAAGCACACCAGAGTTGATGGCAATGGTCAAACAAATACGCCATGCAAATGGCACTGAGTCAATAGAGCTGTTAAGCGGTGCTCGTCTTGATGTAGTAGCAGGAACGCGAGATGGATCGCGTGGTCGCACTGCCGATTTCTTGTGGATTGACGAATTACGCGAAATTGATGAACAGGGTTTTACAGCTGCAACTCCAACCACAAGAGCGCGTCCTAATGCCATGAGTCTTTTTAGTTCAAACGCAGGAGATAGTTTCAGCACAGTGCTCAATAACATGCGCGAAAAGTGTTTGACAAATCCGCCTAAATCCCTTGGCTATTATGAGTATTCTGCCGAGCAGTATTGCAAGATTGACTTTTCACCAGCCTTTTGGCAACAAGTGGCAAATGCTAATCCTGCCCTTGGCTACACAATTACAAAAGAAACAATTGAAGAAGCCATCTCAACATCTAGTTTAGAAGCCACAAGAACTGAAATATTGTCAAGCTGGATTGATGCCTTACAAAGTCCTTGGCCTATGGGTATTTTGGAAGAAACATCGGATGCAACACTGGAATTGACTGTGGGTGCATACACAGTATTTGGTTTTGATGTTTCTCCTAGCAGACGCACTGCGAGCCTTGTTGCTGGACAACTTATGCCAGATGGTCGCATTGGCGTTGGTATTTTGGAGCAATGGACATCTCAGGTAGCTGTGGGCGATTTACAAGTGGCCGCTGGTATAAAGGCATGGTGCGATTTGTATAGACCAAGGCTTGTTTGCTTTGATCGGTATGCAACTCAATCCATTGCAGATCGCTTGACTCAAAGTGGTGTTGTTTGTGCCGATGTCTCAGGTCAGCAGTTTTATCAAGCCTGTGGGGATTTGCTTAATGGCCTTGTCTCTCATTTAGTGGTTCATAATGGGCAACAAACTCTCATAGATCAAATGAACAATTGCAGCGCGAAAGTCTCGGATTCAGCTTGGAGAATTGTAAAGCGTAAATCAGCAGGCGATATTAGTGCGTGTATTGGACTTGCAATGGTTGTAAGCAAGTTAATGCTTCCAACACCTAAACCTCAAATTATTGTTTAGACAGTTCGTGGCGTGTTGTCTAATTACTTGACAAATGCTATACTCTGTGTCTATGGGTATATTTTCGCGCACAGTGTCACCTCAAAAGAAGCCGACTGTCGAAGCACAGTATGCCCCTACTATTATGGGGGAAAATCTTAACTCCATAGTAAATATGATTCTGCCGCGTGTATCTCGCAACGCTGCCATGTCCGTTCCTTCCGTAGCTAGATGCAGAAACCTTTTAAGCGGTGTCATTGGCGGTCTGCCTCTCAATCTTTATCGCGTTTCTACGGGAGAAAAATTAGGTAATCCAGTCTGGTGCAATCAACCTGCACTAAATCAACCACGATCTATTACGATGGCATGGACAGTCGATTCATTGCTGATGTATGGGGTAAGTTACTGGCAGGTAACAGAGGTTTATGCCGAAGGGGGTCGCCCTGCTAGATTCCAATGGATTCCAAATGTCAAGGTAACTTTTAGCACAGATTTAACTAACACTAATGTTACACAGTATTACATTGATGCTAAAGCTGTACCAATGTCAGGTCTTGGAAGTTTAATTACATTCCAAGCATTTGATGAGGGCATTCTCGAACGCGGATCAGAAACTATACAAGCAGCAATTGATTTGCGTAAAGCGGCAGTTATTGCAGCCGCAACTCCAATGCCGACTGGTTACATCTCGAATTCGGGTGCTGACCTTGATCCAAAAGAAGTTCAAGGATTGCTTGCTTCTTGGCGACAAAGCAGATTGAATAGATCAACTGCTTATTTAACTTCTACTCTTAGTTACAATGTTGCATCGTTCTCACCTAAAGACATGATGTATGACGAAGCACAACAATTTTTAGCAACTGAAATTGCCAGATTGTGCTCAATTCCTGCTTACATGCTATCGGCTGAAGCCAACAATTCCATGACTTATGCAAATGTGTTGGACGAAAGAAAACAATTTTATTCTCTATCACTAGCTCCTTATGTGTGTGCAATAGAGGATCGTCTTTCTATGAATGACATAACAGCAGCAGGAAACGCTGTTCGATTCGATGTAGATTCTTCCTTCCTTAAAACAGAACCAATGCAGCGATTGCTAGTTATTGAAAAGATGCTCGCACTTGGCTTGATTACTGTTGAGCAAGCGATGGAGATGGAAGATTTAACACCTAACGGAAGTAATGGTATCCAATGACAAATATCCTAACTTTCTCGTCAGAGCTAACAGCGAACCTAGAGGAACGCACCATCTCAGGCAAGATAGTTCCACAAGGAACAGGCGAAGTCGGTAACACTTCAGCTGGTAAAGTTGTATTTGAGAAAGGCTCAATTGCACTTCCAGATGATCCTAAAACTATTAAGTTACTCAATCAACACGATTCAAGAAAACCTCTTGGAAAAGCAACAGCTTTCATTGAGCAAGCAGGCGATGGGATTTATGCATCGTTTTCTATCAGTCGTTCCCAACGGGGTACAGAGGCTTTAATTCTGGCTGAAGAAGGTTTGCAATCAGGTTTGAGTGTTGGAGTTGAAGTTATTACATCGAAACAAAAAGGCGGCGTGATGCATGTCTCCGCTGCTCGCTTGTTTGAAGTCAGCCTTGTTACAGAGGCAGCTTTCAAATCAGCACAAGTCACTGATATTGCAGCTGAGGAAACCCCAGTTGTAGAAGAAGAAAACCCACCAACAGAAAGCGAGGCAGTCGTGGAAAATACTCCCGATGTCGCAGCACCAGAAGTTGAGGCAACGGCTGTCGAAGCTGCTCGCCCAACTGTTAGCATAACCAATGTGCGCGAGCGCGTTGCACCACTTACAGCAGGACAGTACCTTGATGCAAACATTCGCGCAGCACTTGGCGATACAGATGCTCGCCGTAAAGTCATGGCTGCTGACGATTCAACATCGACAAATACTGGCCTAACACTTGCGCCACACCTTAATACATTCAAGACAGATACATTCACAGGCCGTCCAGCATTTGAAGCTGTCACACGCGGCTCACTTGCAGGCGTAACTGGAATGTCTTTCACCATTCCTCGTTTATTTACTAATGCTACATCTGCGGATACAGCACCAGCAGTTGCAGCTGTAAATGAAGGTTCAGCAACAACTGAAACTGGAATGACCAGCCAATATGACACAATTTCTGTTCAAAAATACAGTGGCCTCAACGAGGTCAGTTTTGAGCTCATTGACAGAAGTTCTCCTGCTTTCCTAGATTTACTTATGACAGAACTTCGCAAGGCATACGAAAAAGCAACAGATACTGCTCTTATCGCCAAATTCACATCAGCGGGAACACAAGCAGCGACTACAGCTGCAACAGCAGCAGGTTTGCAATCATTTATTGCAACTGAAACAGCAGCTGCATATAAGGGAACTGGTGGCGCATTCGCTAACAAGTTAGTTGCTTCAACAGATCAATGGGCTGCAATCAACGGCTATGTAGATGGTTCTTCACGACCACTATATGCAGCACAAGGCCAGACACAGAACGCATCAGGCGCAGTAGTACCAACAGCAGTTGTTGGAAATGTTCTTGGTACTTCACTTATTGTTGATCACAACATTACAACAAATGGAATTGTTGATGAGTCTGCTTTCCTTGTTGCACCAGAAGCTGTTTATACATGGGAATCAGAACAGACTGAACTTCGCGTCAATTTGCTTGGTACAGGCCAAATTCAGATTATGCTATATGGCTATCTTGCAATGTATTGCGGTAATGGCAAGGGCGTACGCCGCTACAACCTAACTTAATAAGTTAGAAACTAAGTCGCTCTGAGGGTCAGTAGCCCTCTGACCCTCAGAGTCTTTAGAAAGGATTAACATGTCTCTTTGCACAGAAGCTGAATTACGCGCAGCACTTGGCGTAGGCAGTCTGTATTCTTCTGCCACATTGCAAACAACATGCGATGCAGCAGATGATGTAATCCTTCCTATGTTATGGGCAAATTATGAATTTAATTCGGCTCATAGCAACACAACAACTGAAGGCACTTTATATTTTGATTTCGACATAACAGATGTTTTTTATGTAGGTCAAGTTGTCACTATAAGTCAAAATGGCAGCCCTTTTAATGGTTCAAAAACTCTGACAGCTGTTGGAGAAGATTCAATTACCTTTGCAGTTACTGGCTCACCTACTGCTACTGTCAAGCATGCCGCTGTTCCTTTTGGAAAAGTTGCTGGCACATCCAATGTCGATTGGACAGCAGATTCAGCCGTACAAGAAGCAGCTTTAATGATCGCTGTTGATATCTGGCAAGCCCGTCAAACCACAAGTTCAGGCGGCGTTGCTGTTGATTTCCAGCCCTCACCTTGGAAGATGGGTTCAGGACTTCTTGCAAGGGTACGAGGTTTGCTCGCACATACACTCGATCCGCGTTCAATGGTTGGATAGGCCATGACAGTTGCTATCACTACACTTAGAACCACACTTGCCACAGCCTTAGTCAATAACGCCAAATGGCAAACATTTGCTTATCCACCAGCGACAATTCTCGCAAACAGTTTAATAATTTCTCCAGATAACCCTTACCTTGTTCCAAACAATAATAGTCGCAGCACTATTAGCCCATTAGCAAACTTTAAGTTAATTATTACTGTTCCTCTTTTTGACAATGAGGGGAATCTTAATGGCATTGAAGATGCAGTTGTAAGTGTGTTCGCACAACTTGCAGCGACTTCATTGGTCTATAATGTAGGCGCAGTCAGCGCACCAAGCGTTCTCGAAGCTCCATCAGGCACACTTTTGAGTTGCGAGATGTCCGTATCAATACTAACAAGTTGGAGTTAAATTATGTCCGATAACGACAAGGCAAACGCAGATTGGCTCGTGCGAATCGGTCAAGCTGCAACAGCACCAAAACCAGTTACTAAGAAAGATGAGGAATAATCATGGCTCAAGGCTTAACCAATAAGGTCGGTTTCAAGGTAGGCACAACGAGTCCTGCTTCAATCGATCTCAGTACCTATGTCACTAGTTTTACATTAAATCGTTCAGTTGAATCTTTGGATGTCACATCCATGGGTGATACAGGAAGACGCCAAGTGGCGGGGCTTCAAAATAATTCCATTACTGTGGAACTAATCAATGACGATGCTGCATCAGCAGTTCTACAGACAATGAACACATTGTTTGCTACAAACGCTTATTTCAAATGCGCATTAGATTCAGCTTCTTCTGGCTCTGCTGCAAATCCATTTTACAGTGGGCTTATGCTTGTAGATGCGATTACTCCTATCAACGGAGCTGTCGGCGATCTAGGAACACAGAGTCTAACTTTTCAGGTGTCTGGTGCAATTACAGTTGCAACAACTGGTTCATTCTAACAACTAATCAAAGGGGCAAATCATGGCACAATTGAAAATCACATTCAACGATGGAAAAGAGTTGGTCGGAGAGATAACTCCTCTTTTGGAATATCAATTTGAACAACACTACAAAAAGGGCTTCCATAAAGCGTTTCGTGAAGAAGAAATGCAAAGTATGGTTTATTTTTTGGCTCATGAAATTACTAAACGCAGTGGTGAAGCAGTAGATGCAAGGCTTGAAACTTTTATTGGCACTCTTAAAAGTGTTGAGGTAGAAGATTCAAACCCTTTGTTGTAAAGCGCGACCTTCCATTCACCTATCTGATTGCTAGGCTAAGCATTAGATTGGGAGTCGCGCCACAGCAATTATTGGAATTAGATCAAACAATGCTTAGGGCATTACTTGATGGCCTGAAAGATGAAGCAAGGGAGAGCGAAAATGCCAGTAGAAGTAAAGGGCGTCATCGCACTCCGTAAAGCACTTAATGCCTATGCTCCAGATTTGGCTAAAGAACTCACAGGTGAAATAACCAAGTCTCTAAAAGTCATTCAAAAGGATGCTCGCGGTTTTGTGCCTAACAAAGCTCCAGCTGGTCTTTACAATTGGGAGTTCAATCCTAATCGTAAATTAACTGCCAAAAACTCTATGTTTAGAACTTTTGCACCAGAGGGAGAACGAGTGCGATTCTTCCCACTTTACAATGCCACTGAAATCAAGCGCGGTATTGTCTATCGCACTGGTTATGGCAAGCCAAATGCTAGAGGGTTTAGATCATTGTTCAGAGTAAAAAATATGTCCGCAGCTGGTGCAATCTATGAAACTGCTGGTCGAAAAAACCCTGCTGGTGATCCAGCAAGCAAATCCAATAACCCTAATGCTGGTGCGAGGTTTGTTCAACAAGGTGCTTTATATGGTCGCAAGCGTGATGGGCAAGACATGCGAGGTCGCCTTTTGTTTCGTGCTTGGGATCAAGATGAGGGCAAGCAAACTACAGCTATTTTCAAAGCTATTGATGTAGTCAATGCTAAGTTTAACAAGCGCACAACTGTGAGCAGTTCGCAGGCAATTGCATGAGCAACATTCTTATCAGCCTTGCGGCTGAATTTACTGGCAAGAAAGCATTTAAGGATGCAGATAGCGCAACTAACAAACTAACCAACAATGTTAAAAAACTGGCTGGAGCAGTTGGTCTTGCTTATGGTACTTCTGCAATTATTGCTTATGGTAAAGCATCTGTAAAGGCATTTGTTCAAGACGATAATGCGGCGCGTTCTCTTGGAGTAACTCTTAAAAATCTTGGCCTTGAAACAGGCAACACTTCAATCTATATCAACGACTTAATAAGTCGCATGGAAAAGCAAACAGGCGTTCTTGATGATGAGCTTCGTCCTGCTATGGATCGTTTGCTTCGCGCTACTGGTTCAATTACAAAAGCGCAAGACCTCTTAGGTTTAGCGTTAGATATTTCAGCAGGAACAGGTAAAGACCTAACATCAGTAACCCAAGCCTTACAAAAGGCTTACCTTGGCAATACTGCCTCATTAAGCAAATTAGGAGTAGGACTTAGCAAGGCAGAACTTACTGCATCATCGTTTCAAGCAATCCAGAAAAAATTAACTGTCCTTTTTGCTGGTCAAGCATCCAGTGCTGCTGCAAGTTACTCTGGACAATTAAACAAATTAACTATTGCTAGTAACAATGTTAAGGAAGCAATTGGTGCTGGAATTGTTGATGCTTTAGGCACTTTATCCGATGATGATACTATTTCTAATTTGACTACTAACATGGAAAATTTGGCAATTTATGTTGCTGATGTTATTCGTGGATTTGGTCTAATGGCTTCCGCATTGAAAAATATTCCAGGAATTTCTGGATTTGATGTAGGAATGATTCCTATCCTTGGTACTTATATTAAAGTATTGCAAGATGCTGGTGCGCAATCTCGCCGTATTACTGAAGTA